ATGCCGAAACCGTCGCCGGGATCCGCAAGGGTCTGACACAGGCCCGCGCCGGTGAGGGCACCGAGGCGGGCCAGTTCTTCGATGGCCTCGCCCAGACCAAATGACCACGCCTCTGCCGGTGATCATCTCGCCGAACGCGGCGGAGGATCTGACAGCGTCCTGGGTCTGGCTGCGCGACCGCAACCCGAGGGCAGCGGACGAATGGCTGACGGGCATCCGCGACACCATCCTCGCCCTTGGCGCAACGCCCGATGCGCATCCGGTTGCACCGGAATCGCGCGACTTCGATCTGCCGATCCGCCGTGCGCTTTACGGCAAGGCAACCCGCTGGCGCATCTACTACGCGGTTATTGATGGGGCGGTGCAGGTTCTCCATGTCCGCCACGGTCGCCGGAGCGACTGGCGACCCTGATCCGCTCGAAGAGCCGCCGAAGGGCAAACGAACGGGCGAGGCTGATCAAAGTGAACGCCGCGCCCAACTTCAGGTTCTGCGCCAGCGTCGTGTGCAGCCCGAAGATCGGAAAGATCAGGATCTGCGTGACCACGGCGACGCCGTAGCCGACGATCACGTTGGCGACGGACTCGACCAACGACATGGCGCGCGATTGCTTCATGTCGCCGCCTCATCCATCGGCCAGCAATTCAGCCGCGAGAGTTCGCAGCGCATGCGCTGCAACCAGCGGGACCACGCCGTTGCCACAGAGCCGAAGCCGGTCCACCCGGTGGGCCAGCCCATCAGCGCCTCGACGAACAGCGGGTTCAAGGTCCGGCGCGGCTCGGAGGTATCGCGCCCAGCCATCGGCGTCACCAGGACCTGGCGGCCAAGCAGGCCGTTCACTGGCGTGTTCGCCAAAGTCGTTGCCCCGTCCTTGTGATCGCGCGCCGTCGGCGTCATCCACATCCCGGCCGCATGGGTCAGGTCGGCTGTCCGTCGGTTGCCTGCGCTCGGCTTGCAGCCATCGTTCGCCATCGGCGTCGGCCAGTCCCGCGCCATCCGGTCCAGACCTTTTTCGTCCTTCCGTTCGCCACCCCGGCTGCGGAAACTGTCGATCTGCGGCGTCGGCCATAGGGCTGCCGTCGTCGCCAGGTTCATCCCGTGCTGCCCCGCTTCCTGCGACGGCGTCGGTTTCGTCTGCCGGTTTTCGTTGGCGCTGGCCCTCGGCGTCGGCCAGAGCCGGAGCAGTTCCGTCCGGTTCCCGCCGCTCGACCGGGTGCCAGAGCAGGCGCGCGGGGTCGGCCAGCTCGTCCCCCTCGCGGATGGCGAGGATGAAGAGCCGTTCGCGCTTGTGGGGCGCACCGACTTCCGCCGCCGTGAAGAGGCCTGCCGCAAGGCGGTAGCCCATGCTGACCAGTCCTGCGGCGACTTCGGGGAAGCCGAGGCGGAGATGATGGGCGACATTCTCGAGGAACACGAAGGGCGGTTTGATTTCGCCGATGATGCGGGCGACATGCGGCCAGAGGTGCCGCGGGTCCTCCGCGCCCCGGCGTCGGCCCGCGATGGAGAACGGCTGGCAAGGGTACCCGGCGCAGAGCAAATCCACCGCGCCGCGCCACGGGCGGCCATCGAAGGTTCCAACGTCGTCCCAGATTGGCGCGTCGTCGATGCTTCGGTCCCGCATTCTGGCGACGAGGATTGCTGCCGCGAAGGCGTCTCGTTCGACAAGGCCGATGGTTCGGACAGATGGCAGGGCGATCTGGAGGCCGAGGTCGAGCCCGCCAGCGCCGCTACACAAGCTGAGCACGTGCATGTGGGCAACTCCCGAACCAGCCGATTGCCTGATTGCAGTTGTGGCAAAGCAGCCGGTATGCGTCCGGAAAGCCCTGCCGGATCACCAGACGCCGCAGTACAGTCGGCGATGTCACCGTCTTCCGATGCTGCGTTCCGCCGCCATTCCGGTGATCCAGCGCAAGGAATTCCGGCGTCGTCTCGCCGCAACAGTCGCATTTGCCGCCATAGGCCCGGATCACTTCGTCTTTCAGTTTCGCTCGGCACCGCCGGTCCGTCGTTCGCCGCTGCTCCGGATGGAGACGCTGATACGCGAGGCTCCGTGCGTTCCGGCAGGGGCGGCACCAGGACTGCAAGCCCTGACGCGGGGGCGTTCGCCGAACCGCGTTCTCCTCCGTCAGGGGCGTGCCGCAGGTCGCGCAAGGGTCGCCGAGGGACTTCGACGTGCCCTTGATCCCCCTCATCCGGCCAGACCCCAGTCAGGAGCCGGACCCAAGGACGCGACTTCCATCCGCGCCACGAGAGTGGCTGCGGCGTAGGTTTCCCGTTCGACATGGCCCACAGCACGATATCCGGGGATGGCGATGGCGAGCCCGAGGTCGAGCCCGCCCGCACCAGAGCAGAGGGATAGGCCGAACAGGCATGCGTCTCCGTTTCCGGAATCGCGTCCGGAGGGATGTAGAGCCAGGTCATGCATGTCACGCGGCGGTCTTGCGCTTTCGCGCGGGTTCAGGTTCGTCGGTGTTGGTCGTTGCCGTGGGCGCGGTACCGTCGTCGCCCAGCCGCTCGGTTTTCACCTGCGCGAAGGTCCGGCCATCGCCATCGAGGATCGCCTCGCGCCCGGTGTCCGCCTGCCAGCGTTCGACGGCGACGTCGATGTAAGCCGGGCTGATCTCCATCGCGA